TTTAACATAACACATATAATGCGCACTGTAATAGAGGTTCCTGTGGACTTGCAATCACTAAAGCCAATCCGGCACAAACCATTGAAATGCTTGATAATCCAAGTCCGTTATACTTTTTTGCAATGCTTTCCCACATGCTTTTTATCGCTGGATTTTCATTGCGATCAGCGTGACATCCTAGTAACGCGATCTCAGGGTCTATACCTGCGCCGTGTGCGAGAAAAACTGCTTCTTCATCAGTAAGTTGTCTAACACCTTTGCGAATTTTACTAATCTTCGGCGGGTCTAGATTCAAATCGTGCGCAACCTGCTTATCTTGTACGTAGTTTTTCGCCTTTTTGTAGGCGTTAATTAGTTCAGCTGTGTACATAAGAACCTCCATTTCTTCTCATTGTAGCCACAAAGTTGCCATAAATCGCATCTTGCAGTTGCCATTCTTCGCAACTAGGATTGCCATAAATCGCAATTAAGACCGCCTAGCTCTGGGCGTTTGCCCTTGACGCTTTCGCGCTTGGCTTTGGCGGTCGCTCTCTCAACTAGTCAAGGTGGTTGTTATGTCAGAAGTCTTCAACACCAAAAATCTCGAAATATATCTGAATCGCGCTTGGAGTTTGTTCCTTGTCTCGGTTATTGCGGTGGGTATTTATTTCTTTGGTTCCCTTATCTACGACTCGTTTGAAATCCCATACGACGATTACGAAACTTTTGCGAGTTATCTTGACCATGAGTTTTGTGGTGAGTTGGCTCGCGACTATGCCTCTGACGGTCGAGTCACCGTTTACGAGTATCTCATGGTTTCAAATTGCTCTGGCAAAGATGAAAAACGTAAATTCTACTCAAAGCTTGAGGCTCAATAATGCGTGAACTTGTTATTGATTTAGCGTCCGGCAAACAAGAATGGATTGATTTTGTTCCTGTCCATTCTTGGGCTTCATGTGAACACATTCCTGACAACTTATTCGACCATCGTTTTGAGTACGTCGACCACAGATTCACAACGCCTGAGGATTTCATTCCATCGGCGGTGAAATCGGCAATGAGTGCGTCAATCTACTCACGCGACCTGTCAGATTTTATTGAGCGCCCTACTTCTAACCCTTGTTTGGATTTGCCGAAATCATTACACCGTAACGGCGACTTCGCTCGACACATGACACGCGCTTACACCGATATTCTGAAAACACGCAACGCTTTGGAAGCCGTTCGCGCGGTTAACGACGCTCACGACCGCTTGACTGAGCACGGCTACAGCTACGCGATGTCGGATGAGCAAATTACCAATCTAGCCAAGCGCAAATCACGCGACTTTTCTCGCGTGTTAAGTGCGATTCCGCTTGAAGAATCACAAGCGCGTTTTGATAAAGCGTGTCAGCTTCTTGATTCATTAGGCTTGGCATTCTCATCTGAGCAAATTCAGTACGCAGAAAACAACTGTGAACTTTTCGCATTGGTGAACCGTGCCCTTGATGAGCATTGGCTTGTTCGTCAACTGCGCCGTAAATGTGCTTACGAGGTTGAATGTGTTGCGCGTGATTTAGCGCTTGTTCAACGCCGTAAGCAAGTTTACTGCTCGGATTTTTCTCTAAGCCGTCAACGTGATCGCAATACGTCTAACCGCATCGCGCTAGAAAATACGATTGCTTACGATGAGGCTGACCCGTCTAACTACTTCACACTCAGTGAGTTATCCGCTAAGTCGGTTTCTAACGCTGAGATTCGCCGCGCTGAAATGTTCGTTCGTCTGCGTGGCTTTGAGGAAATCGCTCAAGAATCGAGTCACGATGCGGTGTTCTTCACGGTAACAGCTCCGTCTCGTTTTCACTCTGTTTCTAAGAGTGACATCAACCCTAAATGGCTTGAGGCTGGCAAGCCTGACGCGAAAGCGGCTCACGCTTACCTCATGGGCGTTTGGGCGAATCTTCGTAAGTCGATTGATAAGAGCAAAATCAAGGTTTATGGGATGCGCATTGTTGAGCCTCACCAAGACGGCACACCGCATCACCACTTGTTGCTGTTCATGGAGAAATCCGCACGCAAATTTGTGACGTCTGAGTTTCGTCGTCTTGCTATGGCTGATTCTCCAGACGAAAAAGGCGCAAAGAAAGCCCGTTTCAAAGCGGAGGTTATCGACTGGTCTCAAGGTTCAGCCGTTGGCTATGTCGCTAAATACCTGAGTAAAAACATCGACGGTCAACACATTGATTCTGACAAAGGTTCGTCTTTGTCTGGCTCGGATGCGGCGGAACGTGTCGTGACTTGGGCGCGTGTGAATCAAATTCGTCAATTTCAATTTATTGGTGGTCCATCTGTCACGGTATGGCGTGAGCTTCGTCGTCTTCGTGATGAATTCAAAGAGGACGATGCTTTGTTTACAGATTTATCTCAAGACGAACACTTTCTATTAGAAAAGGTTCGCCGCTCTGCTGATGAGGGCGACTGGAAAGCGTTTTGTTACGCAATGGGCGGTGTGTTCGTTAAGCGCAAAGACCAACCAGTAAAAGCGGAATATTCCGTTTCAACCTCTATCGAAAAATTGATTGCTTCGGGCGGTGAATACTCATCGACTCGTTACGGCGATATGGCTCAAGCGCGTTTGAATGGCTTGATGTTCCATAAGATTTTTATCGCGACTCGCTTCCGTACTTGGAAGACCGAGAACAAAGAGCAATTCATCCGTGCTCAACAAGGGATCATGTCTAACGTGGTCGATTACTTCGACGCGCTAGAACGTGAAAAAGAGTACGAGCGTATGTATGACGACCTTTACGAGCAATACGAAAAACACCTAGCGCTCTATGACGAAATGGAAGCGCTGTTGCTCACCGACCCTCAGGAAATTAATGCGTCGTGTTGGGTGGGCGCAGCCCCGCCCGACATGATGCATTAATTTCCCTTGGACTTGTGTCAATAACTGTCATTTCAATTTTCAACTCACCAACAACGTAAAAATAAGGGCAAAACACTATGAGAATGGAAGGTTTAATTCTAGATGTTTCGGACATCGTTCAAGAAACCAAAACAGACCGTAATGGCGAACAAAAGCAAAACGGCAAGCTGCGTCTCATCACGACCAACCCGACAGACACCATTGAAGTGCGTGTCTCTCCTGAGCTTTGGGAAAACGGCAAGGCTGGCGAACTGCTCAAGCGCTGTGTGGGTAATCGCATGATGTTTGATGTGGAACACAAGAAATTCAGCTTTGGTAACGATGAGGGTAAACACGTTTCTATCGACGGTTTCCACCTCTACGCCCTACCTCAACTTAACGAAAAGTAAGGGCTAAATCATGACCGAGACGCAATTTGCAGAGCTAATGGCTCGACTCGATAACTTTCAGTTGATGGTGTTCTTAGGCATTTGTTTCTTGTTAGTTGCGCTCGGTTGGATGGTGGGAGGACAAAGATAAATGCTGTCAACAGAGTTTATGCTCGGCTGTTTCGCGACAGCCTTTATCCTTGGCTTCTCGATTGGTTTCCACATTTTGGGATTCAAGAAAGCGGCTGAGGTTTCAACTTCTTTATAAACCATAACATAGGAAATAAGACTATGGAAAAGCAAAACAAAGTACGCGCAGCAATGGCTAAGGCTGGCGCAGTAGTAACAGCAAAACGTGCGGCATTTGGTGGTGCACTTCTTATGGCGGCATCTGGTGCACATGCAGCATTGCCGGAACAAGCTGCGCAAGCCTTTACTAGTTTAGGGACTTACGTTACTGACATGCTCACCTCTACTTGGGGTATCGCTGTTCCACTAACGGTCGGCTTCATCGGCATCAAACTATTCAAGAAAGGTGCAAACAAAGCGACCTAATTCCACGGTTTGCTTTGTTTATGGGGGCGGCTTGCCCGCCCCTTGTTTTCATGTCAATGAGTCAGAGTATCAAATATGCGTATATCACTTCTCTTGCTACCTATAGCGCTTTTCTTTTCCTCTCTTTCTCATGCAAACCCTTTGCTTGTCCCTCATCAGGTTGTCCATTCTGCGGTTAACTCCTGCGTAAAAGTGGGTGATATTGCCACGATTCAATCGGTACTTGATTGTGTTCCAGGGAAGACAACCACTAATGGGCGTAATATCTGGGGTGAGTGTACGAGCTCAGACCCGACAGCCACTTATGTTGAGATTCGATGTTCTTTGGCGACCACGCAAGGCTCCGGCTACCCTGTCCGATTGAAAAAATCTTCTAACCTCTGTGAGGTCAAACAAGGAAAACAGTTCGATTACATATGGAATATGTTGACTTCCGGATGGGACATTATTGCGAGTGAAGAAGGCTGTTTAGCGAAAAGTGTTAAGACAAATTATTGCACACAAGTCGACGGTCAATGCGGCGGTTTATTGATGTATACGGGTGACATTGGCACGCTCGCTTTCCCTTTGAATGCCGTTAATCCTTATCCAAAAATATGCAAAAAAGACCCTGCTAAATCGGGATTCAAGTGCCCTATTGATGCGAACAAAAACGGCCTACCAGACGATACTGACCAAGAATTTGATCCTGACGCGGTATGTGGTTATGACGCGGTCAACAAATTCGCGTGCTCTGGAGGCACGTTTGAGCATGAACCAACTGAGCCCGACCCAGATGTTGACCCTGATGAACCAGAGACCGAGCCTGATACTGACGTTCCTGCGCCTGAGCCATCCACGCCTCCAACTAGCGGCAATACAGTAACGCCAGATGCTCCTCCGCCTGTCCCTGATGTCAATGATTCTAATAGTGGCGATATGAGCGGCGTTATCATTGCGATTCACGCTCAGAACCGCGACATCAATACTGGGATAAACAATGTCATCGTGTCCACGAATAAAGGCTTTGCGGAAATCAATACCCGTTTGAATACTGCCAATGAAAATACACGGGCACTCAATGACAATTTATCCAAACAACTCTTGCAGGATTATCAGATTTATAAGGCTTCGAAAGCGCAACGAGAAGAAACGAATAAGCTAATCAAAGAGATGAACGATGCTTTTCTCAAAGACAATGAGCAAGTTAAGAAGCTGCTGACAGATTCGAACCAAATTCAAACGGATAACGGCTTAAAAGTCGAGAGTGTCAAGCGTGCCGTTGATGAGAATACTCGCTCAGTGAAAGGCGTAGAAAATGCCATTACTAAAACGTCTAACGATTTAGATTGGCGTATGGGTCAAATTCAATACTCGTTAGAGAACTCAACAAGTGAGATAAAAAGCACCCTCGAAAGTACCAGTTCTTACACGCAAAGCACGGTGAGAGAAATGGGACACAGAATTGATGGTTCAATCCAATCGCAAACGAACCAACTGTCGTCAAAGCTCGGTGATGTAAAAGGTGCGATTGATGGTCAAACGGATGCTTTGGGGAATGCACTCGATGAGTTAGGTAACAAGTTAGATGATCTCAAACCTTGTGAACCTACCAAGGAAAACAACTATTGTGAAAACCCTCACGGCTTAGGCTCTGATTATGTCAATGATGCGTTGAACCAAGCGGATAAAGCCGTTTCTGGTGCGATGAGTACGTATGAAAAAACCGTCACGGACGCTGCGAATAACCTGCTTGAAAAGAATTTAACAACTGAGTCTGAGGGTCACATCAGTGCGATTTCCAATTCGTTTTTGAGCGTACTGCCTGAGCCTAGCCAATGTATGAACTTATCGATCCCAACGATAAACGGGAATCAGGTTTCGATTGATTGCCAGTTCTCGGAAAAGCTCAAGATGATCCTTTCGATTCTGATTTACATCTACACGATTAAGACGCTTGTTGAAATCCTGCTGACTGAGGTCACGCCTGTACCAAGTAACAAGCCAGGTTCAGGGAGATATTACTAATGATTCAGTTACTACCTATTGTGAGTACTATTGGGACGGCGTTGCGCCTCCCTGCTCTCGTGGCGTTTATCTCACAAATCGCCACGACTTTATTTGGTTGGTTCTTTATTGCGAAAGCGCGAAACGTCACGATCAACCTAGTTATTTTAACGCTGTTAATTGGTTTAACGGTCACGCTTACGCTGGCGATTTACACTCTTGCGACAGGCTTGTCTTATGTCACACCGCCGATGTGGTCACAAGCGGCGGGGATGTTCATTCCCAATAATGCTATCCCTTGTGTGAGCGCGATTTACTCTGCACGCCTATTGCGCTGGGTATGGGAATGGAAGTTCTACGCGATTGTGAGGGCGGCATAATGGCATCGGTCTACTTTGTCACGGGTAAGCTTGGCTCTGGCAAAACGCTAACGGCAGTCGGTAAGATTCGCGAGGCATTTATGCGCGGTGTGCCTGTGGCGACAAACCTCGATATCAACTTGAAAGAAATGCTTGGACGCAATAAGCGCAATACTCGCCTTTATCGCTTACCGGATAAGCCCCAAGTCGAAGATTTGATGGTGATTGGCTCGGCAAATAAAAGCTATGACACCAAAAAAGACGGCTTGATTGTGCTCGATGAGTGCGGAACGTGGTTTAACTCGCGCACATGGAACGACAAGAATCGACAAAAACTAATTGATCACCTTTTGCATATTCGAAAGCTTGGATGGGATGTCATTTTCATTGTTCAAGACATTTCGATTGTGGATAAACAGGCGCGTCTGGCATTGGCGGAGCACACCGTGTTTTGTCGTCGCTTAGACGCTTGCAGATCCCGATTATCTCTACAGTTATCTCCGTTCTGACACTCGGTCAACTTAAGTTGAAAATGCCTAAATTGCACGTTGGTATCGTTAAGTATGGTGACAACGTGAACTCGCTTACCGTCGAGAAATGGATGCTTTGGGGCACGGATTTATACAGCTCTTATGACACGAAACAGATGTTCAGAAACAACTATGAGGACGGCGTGTATTCCGTATTGCCGCCCTACTATACCCATGGACGTTACACTGTCCCGTATACGTTGAGAAATATCATGCGCATTACGAAAATCTATCTCCGCAAATACTCTCGATTTAGTGTGTTTGCCGCAGGGGTTGCCGTGTCGTTCGCGGTGTTTACCTTGGTTGGTACGCCGAACGTATCTACTCCAACAGAAACCACACAAACGACTGCGCCTCGTGAGTCATTGCGTGACTTGCTCGACGGTTACTCCATCGAATCGTCAATGAATCCTCCAAATGTCGCCCCATCTTTTGTGTTGGTTAAGGACAACACTCGCTTGTCCTCATCACAACTGTACGCCAAGGGCTATACGGCTCAATTCAACGGTTCTTGCGCCATTACCATCAATGGCAACGGTCAATCATTCAAAGTCATGTGCTAGAGAATAAGGTGCGCTAT